GTCAATCGTGTCCCCGGCCTCAAGGTCAGCTGAAAGGTTGATTGCGGCGGTAGTTGCAACCCTTACCGATTGTTTAACGTCAAGGCCAGAACGGGCTGCGTCTACATAAGCCTTTGTCGCGGCGTGGGCGTCGGCTGAAGGTGTCGCAACGGAAAGATTGCCACTCGCATCCCTCTTGGCAAGTTTGTTTGCCGTAGCCGAAGAAGTGGCGTCATTCAGGTCACCAAAAAATGCCGCAGATAAGAGACCAGCACTGTCCGCGTCGGCAACAGCGAGGGTAAGAGTTACTGTTCCGTTTGATTCTGAGACGGTAAGCGCTTCAGCGATTCCTGCCCCACCACCAGAAACGATGGAATGAACAGATTTTCTCCACGCCGCATTCGCATACACCATAACGGTGAATGTGGAACTGTTGAAGTACATCCGACCTTCAAAGTTGCCTGAGGACGGGTTGGTGGCAAGAACTTCAAACGTGGCATTAACTAGTTGGTTCTGATTTAAGTTAATGTTTGTGAGAAACTTCTGTGCCATATCTTTTAAATCCTTAGGTCAAATAAGCGAAGCCAGAAAATGGCGCTGAAAAAAGAACCGTAATAACTGTATTGCTATTATACACAACTTCTCCAACGACAACCGTACCCGCACTGTCAACAATCGTTACGGAAGGTCTGCCACCCAAGGCATGAGAAATACTCCAAGTAGAAGAAGCGGCACTTTGGGTATGGATATGGCGGTCATTGAGTACTGCGGCATCAGCAGCCTCGACATTCAAAGCCGTGAAAAATGGCGTATCCGGCCAGCCTGCCGCTGTTTTAGGACCATAAAAGTTCCCCGTAGCAGTATCAATGTAGACATCACCAATATTCCCGTAATCGGAAGCCTGTACAGGCATTTAAACAACCACCTGAATCCATGGGTAGCCAACACCGTAAGAGATGTTGGTTTTTGCGGAAGATGAAACACCGGGAACAATAACCTGAACAGTGTTCGGTTCCTCGTGGATAATTTCAACAATATTTCTTTGGTCTTCAAGGACAATGTTGTAGTCCGCATTACCCATAGTTACCTGAGTGACATTACTCATCGCGAAACCTCTTCCTCTAGTCTGAATTAGCCTCTGATTACCTTGTAGACCTCACTAGTAGAGGACTTTGTGATTTCCGAGTCATAAACACCACCGCGAGTGAGGGCCGCTGTCAGATCTGGAGTCAAAGTCATGGTAATTGCGCCTAGAGCACCATTGATAGCAATGCGACCATTGGCGCTGGTCAGTTCAATCAGTGTGGTTGCCGTGTCGACATCGCGCCGTACCTGCATCCGTGCCGTATAGCCAGTCAGAGGAAAAACCGCACCATCTGCGTCTTTTATCTCAATCGTCCGTGAAAACGTAGAGCCTTGGTCGCAAACCATGTTGTATTTTCCTGCAAGCATCGTTCCTCACTCCATCAAGGGGACGGCAAAAAGCCGTTCACTATCAAGAATACAACACTTGTAAGCCTTAAATTAGAAGCGTTAAGCCTTTTTCTTGGTATTCGTCTGTGCTTCAACAATCTTGGCAACAACTGAAAAAATCGCAGTTGTATTCTTGTCGCCAATCTTTGTTGACAAGAGAGCAAGACCAGCCAAAACTGCTGGTGTCACTACAGCGACGACCTCAGCAGAAACGCCGTATTTTGTGGCTAGGTAGGCAAGACCACCAAGAACCGCGCCTTTTACTGCCTGATCACTGACATTTGCTTTGATGTTATTGTTCATTATTTTCCTCCATGTAAGGGAATTGGTACTCGCCTGAGCGCATCATTTCTATAGCCAATTCCAACATTCCATGGGCAAGCCATGGGGTCATTGAATCAGATATAGATAGCGACAGTTCCTGTTGGGAACTAGAAGCCACTTCTGCGATAATAATAAAATTGGTTACAAGACCTTCAGGCATTGACTCTCTAATGAGTTGCTCTATTTCTTTATCCACGGAAAGTTCGGATTCTTTCTCTTCCATGAATTCCCCAATCTTAAAGTTACTCCTCTATTCTACATCAAGCGGTGAGCGTGTGAGTGACAATCATTCCCAGGGGTCTTGCTGGCTCAATTAGGGCGAGAATGTTCGCTACAGAACTACCAATATCGCCGACGACCGTACCAAATGTCTCTGCTTGGCTTGTCGTAAAAGCAATCTGATTTGTTGACTTTGTGTAACTAACGATTTTTTGATTCGTGAGAGCGCGTTGAATTGCACCAACCATTGACTGCAATGTGCCTGCATTATGACCGTAATAACCAGTTTCAACCTGCCATCTAGCAAAAGCATCAATACCTGAAGGCAACTGCGACGAGGCTGACGCGTCGGTTCCGAGAACATTGCTCCCGTCGAGCAAACTTGTCGCGCTGTCAAGGGTGAATACCTCCCAACCAACACCTTCAGTTGAAGGCTGATAGGTGACCAAAATTGGTCTACCGCGGAACTGCGAAAGCCAGAAAAGGGTGTTGCTGTCGCAGATATTTGGATTAATGAGAGTGCTAAAACTGTCAAGTTCAGTACTGTCCTGACCTTGCGAAGTATCAAGGTACAGGAATTGAAAAGTCTTGTCGTAAACATCGTCGGCAACGGAGCAGGCGAGTTCAGTAAATCTACTTAAAACAAAAGTCGGTTGATTGGTTGAAAAATCAGCGGTATCAGACTCTAGAAAAACTTCAGGCAGTACACCTAGTACCTCGGAAGCAAATCCATTTCTAAAAACCCTGAGCGAAGGATGCGATGTTGGACGAGAAATATTTAGGGAAGCATTTACTAAAGTGTCAAAAACTACACGAAACTGCACGGAAACTGAATAGTTTCCCGTTGTTGGAAGTTGGACAGGGACAGCCCTTAGTAGATGAAACCTATTTTGGTCTAAAGCGCCCAAAGTTATACTGTATGTACCTTCACTGCCTGTGATTATGTCTTGCGCGTTTGTGGACAACATGTATTTTTGTGTACCACTGTTGTATGTGACCTTAGTTAGCACTGTCTTCAAATAGATTGTGCAGTTGACAGTTGACCTAACCCAAAAGAAAGATTCAACAAAATCGTTGATGTCTTGGTTGGGCGTTACCGCATACTGCGACGGAATGTCGGTTGCTGGAACCGCCCAATAATTATATTTTATGTAGTGCTCAGAGGTTGAAGGAGTTAGTTTCAGGGAACCAAAATCAGCATCTTGGAAAATTACAGGGTCAGCACTTAGTGTTCCGTTTGAAGTCCAATAATTATCCACCGAAGCAGCGAAAGCAGTACTCTCTAGGAATAGTCGTTCCGACTCATCTATGTAGTTGGAAATGACTCCCATATTTAAGCCGAAGCCGTTGTTGTGCAGGAACCAATAGGAATAGCGCCTTTTTGCAGAACCGTAACATTCAAAGAGTCGTTAGAGGCGAAGTCGGTAGCACCATTAAGTGTTGCGTCCATCGCTGAAACATATTTAACACCCGTTATGCGTGATGCGATTGTTGTCAAATACAGTGCGCTCACTGATGTCGCAAAATCCCAACCAGCGATGGAAAGGTAAGCCTCTATCGCTTCAGATACGGCAGTACCAACATCAGAAGTTGAGTAATTTGGTTCAACTACGATAGTTGCCGCTACATCAACATTGAATGTATTCATGTCATGCAAATAAATGTTTAGACCAGCAACAACTTTTGACTCAATATTTTCTTTGATAATCAGTTTTTGGGCAACAGAAATGGCGTCACCTGCTGAGTCGCACATAGAAATCGTTACAGCACCGCCAACATTTGCCGTTGCGTAAAGCATTCCGTTAGCAAGAACTACATTTCCAACTGTCGTAGCGGCGGTCGCTATGTTTGCGTTTGTCTTTGCGTAACGAAATGTTGTGGTTGTTGGAACAACAGTGATTGTGTATGTTCCGTTGTAGGTGGCTGTAGCCATCCCTGCGACTATCACGCTGTCCCCAACAGAGAAACCATGAGCATAACGAGTCGTAAGTGTCACCACGTTAGATGTCAGGACGGCATTGACAATGTCATTTTCTTTTGCTTGTGTCAAGTCAAATACTTTAAAACGGCTAACCGTGGGGTAATTCACAGCAATATAGTTCGTTAACTGAGATGCCGTTGCAATAGAGGAACTCAGTGAACCAAGAAAGGTTGTAGCACGGTCAAAGTATTCTGTGTCTGTTTCCGTGTCTGTTCCGACAGTTGAAACTGAGGTTATTGTTACGCTCAGAATGAACGGAGTACTAGAAACTACGGTTAATTCCGTTCCAATTGGAATGTCTGGATATGCAGATGGGTCAGAAGCGACAACAGCCGCTGTGGCAGTTGTTGAACCTGAAGCAATCGTTAGGTCGGTAGTTGTTTCGTACAGGTATTGTGTGAGAACACCTTCAGCATCAAAAACATTGTAAGAGAAAACAGTACCAGCAGAAATCGTTGCACCTGTATTAATTGACAAAGTAATCGATACAGTCGCTGCGGACGGGGTTGCTTCCACACGAGAAAAGCCCATCAATTTGAGCAGACCTTCCATCAAACCATCAGGAAGCGTATTTATTGTCGCTATCAAACTTCCAGTCGCATGAGCGACAGCCTCTAGTAGTGCGTTTTCAATTGTGCCGACACGAGGGTCAAACTCGGGCAGAGATGTTTGCGCATACTGAACAGAAGCGTCATAGACTTCGGTAATTGATTTATCATTGATGGTTAAATCAATGTATGAGGAAAAGTTTGGTGAAGCCATGATTATGACAACCTTTGAAATCGTATTGCTAAGTTCACTCTACCAGTATCGTCTTTCACGGTGTTGACCTCTATGACTTTTATTTCGGGGATAAATCTTGAAACTTCTTGGACGATTCTTCCCGTTTGACGGTCGTCAAAAACTGGGTCAGAAGCACCATAGAAAGTTGAAATAGGTAAAGAATTATTCTCAATCTGTATTGCGAAACCAATCAATGTTGCGTAATACTCGTCGGTGGTTTCATCAATTGTTTCCATTTGCGAAGAAACGGAACTAAACCGAATAGGCAAGCGAATGGTGTTCATATTTTTCCCACAATAACACCCTCGTCAAGGGAGTCGTTAAGGAAAACTACAAGCACCCGTGTTCCTACGGCAGGTAACGTCAACGACCCTGAGTACACGCCAGACAGGTCTGTGGTCGTGTTGGAGAGCGAAGCACCCGTAAGTACCGTAGTCCCCGACACAACCGCTGAGGTGGTGGTAAGGGTCTGTTTGACAGGTGTAGTCACAGGGAAAGAAAAAGGTTCCAAAAACTTAAAAGGACCAAGTTGTGCAGATTGATTTAATGCAGGAATCCGAACGAAACCAGTTTTCGTAGCATCTGAAGTCGCTGTAACTACACCAATATGAATTGATGAAAATGAGGCATTGGTCATCTGTGACGAGTCGGCACGTTGCATGTCGTCTAACCCGTCGCCTCCTAAAGTTGCTGTCATAATATCCTCCCTAACCAATCACTGTTGTTTCAGCGACTTTTGCGTCAATTTTCTTTTTATCTTCGGGGTTGATTTTTTCCAAAGTTGCAAACCTGATTTTTATAGGTTCTGGCTGTCCGTACTGATACTCAACTGATGTAATCAAATATGCTGATTTGTCAAAA